TTTACAACGAGGTGAGTGATGAGTTTTTTAACTGATATGGTAAAGGGGATTGACAACACGTCTCTCCTCGATGAGGGTGCTAACAGTTCCGAGTTTTCAGGCTCCATTGATACAGGTTCATATATTTTGAATGCTGCTGTATCTGGTAGTCTGTATGGTGGTGTGCCCAATAATAAGATCACAGCGTTTGCTGGTGAATCTGCTACTGGTAAAACATTCTTTGTTCTAGGTGTGCTCAAGCAATTCCTAGATGACAACAAAGAAGGTGGTGTTATCTATTTTGATACTGAGGCTGCTGTAACTAAGCAGATGATGGAAGATCGTGGTATTGACACAAAGCGTGTTATTATCTCTGAGCCATGCTCTATTGAAGAGTTTCGTACAAACGCAACTCGTATTCTGACCACATACATTGAGCAAGGTAAAGATGCTCCCCCAATGATGATGGTTCTTGATTCGCTTGGTATGTTATCTTCTAACAAAGAGCTTGCTGATACTGAAGCTGGTAGTGACAAGCGTGATATGACTAAAGCACAGTTGTTGCGTGGTACTTTCCGAGTATTGTCTCTGAAGTTGGCTAAAGCTAATGTTCCGTTGCTTGTAACTAACCACGTCTATGATGTTGTTGGTGCTTATATCCCGACTAAAGAAATCTCTGGTGGTTCTGGCTTAAAGTATGCTGCTTCATCTATTGTTATGCTTGGTAAGAAGAAAGATAAAGATGGTACTGATGTTGTTGGTAATATCATCAAGGCTACCATGCATAAGTCTCGCTTCACTAAAGAGCAGAAAAAGATTGAAGTGAAACTGTCATACGATACTGGTCTTGATCGCTATTATGGTCTGCTTGATCTTGCTGAAAAGTATGACATCATTAAGAAAGTGTCAACACGTTATGAATTGCCTGATGGCAGTAAGGTGTTTGGTAAGGCAATCAATAAAAATCCTGAAAAGTATTTCACTCCTGAAATTATGGAACAGCTTGAAGTTGCTGCTTCTAAAGAGTTTAAATATGGTCAGATCGGTGCTGATGAAAAGACAGAAGAGGACTTAGAAGATGTCGGTTAAATATGATTTGGTAGAATCACCTGAAGGATTCCATGCGGATCATTGGGCTGTTAAGGTATTGGAAGGTAGTTGTGAGGGACTCACCTTTCAGTATGATACCGTATCGTTTCATGAAAGAGAAGAAGATGGACAGGCTGTACTTGATTACAATACAATAACTATTGATAATCCTACAGACGTTGACTTGACTTCTGATGAAGCGATTGGTATAATGGGAGACATACTTGTCGATATTATTGAACAACAATTGAGAGAGAGCGTAGATAATGCAGGAACAACTGATACTGAGACACCTACTGAATGATGAGGATTATGCTAGGAGAACACTTCCCTATCTAAAGCCTGATTACTTCAGTGATCGTGTGGAACGTGCGGTCTATGAACAGATAGACCTTTTCATAAACAAGTTTAATACTGTGCCTACTAAAGAGGCTCTTGTCATTGAACTTGATCAAAAGACTAATCTTTCGGATAGTGAATTCACAGAGTGTGGCGAATATATTTCGTCACTGTCTGTTGAACAAACTGAAGATCCTGATTGGCTCATCAATACAACTGAAAAGTTTTGTCAAGAAAAAGCTGTGTACAATGCCATCATGGAGAGCATTAGTATTCTTGATGATAGTAAAGATCAGAAGCAAGACAAAGGTGCGATACCAGAGCTGTTATCTAATGCTTTGAGCGTTTCGTTTGACCCTAACATTGGTCACGACTTTGTTGAAGATGCTGAACAACGGTTTGAGTTTTATCACCGCAAGGAAGAACGTGTTCCGTTTGACCTTGAGTATATGAACAAAATTACACAGGGTGGTTTGCCTCGCAAGTCTTTGAACATACTTATGGCAGGTACTGGTGCTGGTAAGTCTTTGGCAATGTGTCACATGGGTGCGGCTAACCTTATGGATGGCAAGAACGTATTGTATATCACTATGGAGATGGCTGAAGAAAAGATTGCGGAACGTATTGATGCTAATCTACTCAATGTGACTCTTGATAATCTCAAGTCCTTATCTAAGGATATGTATACCAAAAAGATCGAACGTGTCAAGGGCAAGACAGCAGGCAAGTTAATTGTCAAGGAATATCCTACTGCCTCTGCTGGTGTTGGTCACTTCCGTCATCTGTTGAATGAGATGAAGCTGAAAAAAGCGTTTATTCCTGATATCATCTATATTGATTATCTGAATATCTGTAGCTCCTCTAGGATGAAGGCTGGCTCTAATGTAAACTCTTATACTCTAATCAAAGCAATTGCTGAGGAGTTGCGTGGGTTGGCTGTAGAGCAGAACGTGCCGATTGTATCTGCTACACAGACAACACGAAGCGGTTATGGTAGCAGTGATATTGAGTTGACTGACACATCTGAATCGTTTGGTCTACCTGCTACAGCTGACTTCATGGCAGCATTGATTGTCACTGAAGAGCTTGATGAGCTTGGACAAATAATGATCAAGCAGTTGAAGAATCGTTATGGCGACCCAAGCACCCATAAGAGGTTTATGGTTGGTATTGATCGAGCCAAGATGCGATTGTATGATGTTGAACAGACTGCTCAAGAAGACCTTGCTGACAATGGTCCAGTATTTGATAACTCGGGCTTTGGCGAACGTGCTAAGGAAGATGATCAAATGAAGTGGGCGACCAAGAAGATGGGTCGTAAGAACTTTGGTGGTCTGAAAGTGTAACGCTGAGTGCGCGAACTCTCTCTCACTCTCTCTCATCGCGCACCCAGATGACCTGAGCATGTCATTAAAATGCTCAATCTACAGCTTGCCTTTGCTTATAAATAGGTTATAATATAAATTCTATTATCAACTAAAGGCTGTGTAATGTACAATTTTAATGAATACCTTGTAGAATCAACCAAACTATGGTTGGGCTACGAACACCTACCTACTGCAATGAACCCTGAACTGAAGAGGTTTATTACTCGCCTTAAAAAGCATGCTGACGATGATGTTGTATACATCGAACCGAAGTATGACTTCAAGAAAGCAAAGACCCAGTTGATGATAAAGATCACTGATAAGAAACTTATTCCCAAACTTGCCGCACACAAAGACTTAGCAGGTTATGGCTTCATGCCTAAAGGTGAGAAGTATGTTTCGTCTAAACTTGTTAACATTGCACTTGTGCCATCAGGTGGAATGCGTGGTAGTGGTCGCCTTCCCAAGAAAGGGCAGACAGTAGCAAACCCAACGACAGCAGAACAAGAAGCTGGTTCAATCGCATACTTTGAAGGTGCATTTAAAGGTAAGAAGCCGACACTGAAGCAAGTATCTGCGGAAGTAGGATTTGACTTCAGCCCAGAGTGGATGCATAACTTCGAGCAGCAATACATCGCATTCTCCAAGACCTTTGGTAATCTACCAAAACATAAGATCTACTTAGATTCAGAAAAGAATGATTCTAACGTACTATTTAATCTAGCTAAACGGTTTGGTTTAAAAGACTTAAAAGATAATTGGAACCCTGCTGACATCTGGATTATGAAGATAACAAAGGCGCAGGTGATCAAGCAGACTAAAGACGTTACATCATTACATGAATATAATGCGTGGCTCTCTGATAAGTTTGAGAGTAAAGAAATCCTCGGGGTATCGCTCAAGAAGATCTCTAAGAACAAAACTGCTAAAGTCGAAACAGTTTCAACGTCAGATATCCCAGACGTGGACTTAAAACCGATGCGTGTTTTGTTTGATCCATTCCAAAAGAATTTTATTTTCGAAACTCAAGGTAACATCAGCGGATTCAATCTCCGTGTCGGATACAAGGCTGGTACGATTGCTAAGGTTGGTGACATTCGCGTGTATCTTGAGGGCAGACAGAAGGGTGCTGATGTTCAATTAGGCTCTGTGTCTGCGCAACTATTCCCCGAACTCGCTTCTCAAAATGGGTTCGACCTTAAAGCTGACAAGACAAAGATAATGAACAACCCAATGAAATACTTGAGCAAGACTTTGCCTAAATTACTGAAGAAGTCGTTTGTTATTGATAAGGTGTCTCCTTTCCCGACATCAGAAGTACAGCTAAAGGCAGGTGCATGGTTAACATACTATCTTGAGATTTTAGCTGAGAGCGATCCAGAAATCTTAAAGAGCTGTTATTATTCAGCAATAAAGAAAAACGATTTTTCATCAATACATTGTAAGATATACTAATATGAAAAAGTTTAGCAGTTTCTTAATCGAACAAAAAAATACACATATGACGCATCTTGAGGATGCTGTACTTTATGGAGGTGTGACAGGTGCAAGACAAGCTATTAATCTTCTACGCAGCATGCGTGATATGCTTTCGGGCAGTTCTTCTCGTGGTGTCTCTACTACTGTTAAGTGGGATGGTGCTCCTGCTATTTTTGCTGGACAAGATCCTCGTGACGGCAAGTTTTTTGTGGCGAAAAAAGGAGTCTTTAATAAAAATCCTAAAATCTACAAGAGTGCTGGCGAGGTAGATGAAGACACTAGCGGTGACTTGGCAGTTAAACTGAAGCTCGCTCTGAAACATTTACCAGACCTTGGAATTACTGGAGTGTTACAAGGCGACTTCTTATTCAGCAAAAGCGATTTGAAGAACGAAACAATAGATGGTGAGAAGGTTACAACATTCCACCCAAACACAATCGTATACTCTGTGCCCAGTAAATCAGAAATGGGTAAGGCTATTCGATCAGCTAAGATCGGTATTGTGTGGCATACTGTATACAGCGGCTCGTCATTTGAGACAATGAAAGCATCATTCGGTCAGAAGATATCCGAGAAGTTGAGACCGTCTAAAGACGTTTGGTATGTTGATCCCGAGTTCACTGATGTGTCTGGCAAAGCCACATTCACCGCTAAAGAAAACAAAGCAGTAACCAAGCACATTAGTAATGCGGGCAAGGTGTTTAGTAAACTAGATTCCAAGACTATGAATGCGATCTCCGAGAACCCAGAGTTGATTCGTCAGATCACAGTACACTTCAATACTAAGGTGAGAGCAGGGCAAAAGGTTACAAACGTTAAGTCTCATGTAAAGGATCTTGTCAACCACATTACTGGCTTCTATGCTAAAGAAGCTGATAAGCGCAAGACACCAAAGGGTAAGAAAGTCCAGACCGATAAGCGTGACGAGATACTAAAGTTCTTTTCTAACGCTAATGTTAAGAACCTTGAGAATATCTTCTTGCTTATGAATGAGCTGATCGATGCTAAGGAAATGATCATAAAT